AAATCTATTAATTCTTCATATCGATAATTTTCACCGTTAATAGTATGATATTGAACTACATTATATGATGGATTTAATACTGCTGCAACACCATTATAATGACGTCTAATAGCATCTCTTACTAGAGAGGATGTTACTGTAGAATTAAAAATACCATTGATAGAAGAAGAACTAAAAGGTATTCTGTATTCTAAATTATTGTTTTCTAGTCCCTCCTGAGCAAGTTTTACAAAAGATTGGGCTAAACCAAGAGTATCCTTACTACCTCCAGCAAATGCTTTAATGACTGCTTTTCCAAATATTTTGTAAAGATCATCCTTATTTCCATTATAAATAATATCCTGAATTTTACTAATGGCATCGTAACAGAATTTACCAATTTCTTCATAAACTTGTGTTGCTAGATGATGAGTATATCCATTTTGTTCAAGACCACTAATCATTTGAGTCATTTCTGTTACCTCTGCTTCATCAAGTTCATGATCAGCATTCATTTGAACACCCCCGAATTTAGTGGACATTGTAGTAAATAATAATGGAGTACTATCATTTCAAGAAGTTACATCATTGATATTTGAAGCTCCAACTTTAATAGCTGACTTATTTACCAGCCAACTAATCATAGAATCTTTAAGATCATAATCACAAATAATTTGATTAGTATAATCTAGATTATGCTCTGAATATTGAAGATTATTGGTACGGTCATCTATTTTCATAGCCCATGCACCACCAAATGTTTGGTCAATATCATATATATTTCTAATTAACTTATCAGTAATAATAATATTGTCAGGATTAATAGGAACACCCTCTTTGGTAACTTCAACTAATTCTCTATGAGCTACATTATTTGAAATATTAACATGTAATATTTTATAATATTTTCCACTTATACTATCCCTAAAGAATAGATCATCAAATTGTCTATCATAATCTATGGTAACATCTAATGGCAATTCTAAGCTGTGCATTTTCTTGAAAATGTTTTCCATACTAGTGTCAGAACTATTTCTTCTGATAGCATTAGTTATCTCATATTCAGCTCATTTAAGTAATTTTGGTAATCCATGTTTAGCATCAATATCGTGGAAGATAGTTTTCTTGTTAGCTCCTACTGCAGCATCTATAAGAGATACATTCTCTCATCTAGACATAAATGGACTAGTATAACCTGAACCATCCATAGAATCTACTGTACTGGACATTCCTGACATGTTATTTACATTTGACCCCATATCAGATATAACAGCCATTTTAACTCTTTCTGGTACTCCGTTTTTTAAACCTTGTGCAAGAGAATGATATGTAGCTCCATAAATAACCATACGTTTTACCTGAGATATTCATCTAGAAGCTAAACTATGATCTAAGTATCCATTTGTGGTAGGACTTTCTTTTTCTTTATTAGGGTGTGCGTAGACATCTCCTACCATCATTTTATTATATTCATTTGATAGAAATGAGTCAGTAATAAAATAAGCACCTAATAAAGGATTAATAATACCATTGACTTCTTTAAGAAGTTTACCATTCCTAACAAATTTAGGATTATTCTGTTTAAAAGAGTTAACAATATTTTGATCTACTGAAATAGTGTCTCAAGCCTTAGAACTATCCTCTAAAAATCTACTAAACTGATTTTTGTAAAACTCATTAAACTTATCTCTGTTACTAAATATATTAGCAAAATTTTCTAATGTCTCATTAAATACTCATCCTGCTTTAGTTTTAGATGCGTGTATTTCATCAACAAATTCCACATTAGCTCTGGCAAAATCTTCTCTAATCCTGTTTATTTTATTCTTGGCTAAGAATACCTTAATATCATGTATAGAATTAAATTCTTTATTTGGATACACTTGCCTATAATCTGACAGAATAGTTTCTATTGCACTCTCTACCTGAGATTTATTACTTTCAAACCAAGCTTTCTTTATAGGTTCTAAGTCACCTTCATCCCCAGATTTAAAATATTGATCAAGGACAGATTTAACATTAAATGAATTACCATTGCCAAAATTCCATGTCTGATTTAAATCAAACTGCATTACAAAGTGTTTATTCTTATCAGAATATACATGACTTTGAATACCAACAATTCCTGATTTAGATCTAGATCCTTCAGCATGAGATTGATCAGTAGTTAAACCTTGATAAAAGTCATACACAATAGACAAATGCATAACGTCATCTGCGGTAAGAGCAGATGATTGTTTTGTAACCCCGTTAATAGTTACCTCAGATCTAATCTTAGGGCTCTTAACATGTTGAATATTTTGGTATACTGCATTATCATAATATTGTGATGTGTATCATGAGTTATTTTCTAATTGTTTAGTAATTTCATTAAATATACCATTATGCTGATAACTTAAACAGATCATCTGATATAACGGTAGATTATTACCTTCAGCATTTTTAATAACATTAACTGTATCTGATCCATTAATAACACTAAGAACTCTGCCAAGATCATTACTTTGTCCAAAATTAAGGTTGGTTTGGCTATTATTAATAACATCAAAGATTACAGTTCCCAACACAGGAGCATATAACTCATATTTAGTATAGTTACTATTTGGAAATACTTGACTAGCTATCTGATCAAAATCATCCGATATTAATAAATTAACAAAGTCTCCAACTATTTCATTAAAATTATTTACGGGACCAGTAATAGATATTTTTCCATTTCCCTCTAATGTAATTCTGCTATCTCCAATAGATATAACAGAACCCATAACTCTAACATTATACTTTCTAAGTAACTCATTAAATCTAGTTTTATTTTGCTTCCAATATTGAGTAATAGCCTTTACTGTTTCTACTATTGCTTCTCTCTGCATTTTAACAGGACGCTGCGTTAGATTTCTAACTTCCATGTTTTTACCATCTTTCTGTTCATAACTAACATAGCTTGAAAGAACAGTTTTTTCCATTAGATGTGTAAACATGTTTTTAATATCCTCATGCATTTTAGAGTCATATATAAACCTTTTTATAGCCGATAATTTTGATCTTAAATAAGTTATATGCTCGGGATTGGAGACTTTTCTGCTAGATAGTTCCTGTTCATATAAAGATATGAGCTTACTAACGTTCATTTTAGTTCCTTTATTAAGTTCTTCTTTTATTTCTGGATTAGAACTTTCTTCTGCCCATAACTTCATTTTTCCCATTACAGAATTAAATCCAGATAACGAAATAGAAGTGCCATCAATAATATCTCCATTTACGTTAACTTCTGGAAGATAATTTAAGAGTATCTTAGCAAGATCACTAACACTTTCTTCTTGAGACATAAATTCATTAGTACTAAATCCTGTGTAGTGAGTAACATTAGGACCATTATAAATATATCTATTTCTAGAATATATTGAAGACTTACTATATTCTGGGTTAATAGAGACAAATGGTGTTAATTGCTTTAATAGATCATCAAATGTTCTAAGAGTTACATATGAGTTATAAGCTTGATAATATTTATTATCAAGATTAGGAGAATTATTTATATAACCACTAAATTCAGATAGTGCACTTTCCATAGTAGATTCAATATCTATGTCAGTCATACTATCCAAATTAGGAGAAGGTTTTCCTAAATATGATAATACATATCCTAGCAACTCCTTTTTGTATTCAAAAATACCTCTATTTAATACTGTTATATCTCCAACTTTTCTATTAGCATCTATAAACTGCTCACTTGCTAGATCAAACACTGATAAAGATATAATCTTCTTAACAAAGTCACTTGTCATCTTATTATATTGAACAGACTGCCCAATATAAAACTGTTGTGCCGATTTACTATCAGTTTTTATTTCTCATCCAGTTCTACTACTAACCTTCTTAGGTTCAAATATAGATGTCTGGGTAGGATTTATTGAAATCCCACCCAAGAACATTCTATATACATTATCTGGATCTATAAAATATTCCTCTAAAAACGATTTAAATTCTTCATCTGTACTTGTATTAAAGACTCTGCTTAATAGAGGATAATACTTCATTGTGTATCCACACTTAACACTCATTGTTCTTTAATTTATTAATTAAATATTCTTCAACTTCCTGTTGTAATCCTATTAATGCAGTATTACTATTAATTTCATTTCAATAAGATTCTGCAGTTGATTTATCTATCTCTTGATTTAATATTAAAGCAGTTATATACTTACTTAAATTAGGATTAGCTGTAATAATAGCACTCATACTATTCATAGCATCTCTAAATTTAATGTATGCGTCTGCTATATTAAATGTTCTAATATTTCACTCATTATTTTTCTTTTCAAGAACATATGTATAATTCTTGTCTTGCAAAGATACAAAAAATGGTTCAAAGTCAGAAATCTTATCTCTATAAAAATTGATAGTTTCTTTTGGAGTATTTAGTTGATTAGATATCATTACTTTAGGATCAAATACTGATTCTGTTGTAATTGTTTTTCCCTCAACTTTAACTATATCAAACTCTGCAGATTTAACCCTAGAAGCCATTTCAGAATTAATGGATTCAACAACTGTATCGATGTTATCTTTAGTAGCAATAACTTCATTAAGTCTTAACCCTTGTAACTGTTCGTTAATAGATTCTACTACTTTTTTATCTTCTGCTGTTTGTTCGTTATTAACCGCTGACAAATCAATACTATAGTCATTACCAATAATCATGGGTATATTAGTATTATACTCATGACCTTGAATAGCATACCAATAATCTCCAGCAGGATTAACTTGAGTATCAATAATATCTCTTCCATAAATACCCATTTTAAATTCAGGAGCTTCTGAACATAATTGTTTTAATTGTTCAATTTGACCTTCATTAATTGAAATTACTGATTCTCTATTTACTATCTTATACAAAATAGTATTCATGGTAGCCACTCCAGACTGATATCTAAAATCTCCATTAGTTTCATAACCAAACTCTATATTAGAATCATTAGATATATTTTGAATAGCTAATTCCGCATCTTTATATACTATACCATTTATTCTAATACGCTGGTTAGGATACTTAGAGGTATTTAAATGTATTCTAATAGCCTCCCTGACTCTATCTGGAGCTACTTTATATACATACTTAGCAATCACTGAGCTTCTATACCCTGGAATAATATCATAATTCTTTCTATTATTAGACTGTTTAATGATATCATCTATAGATACTAATCAGTTCATCCCAATTAGAGCAAATCTGTAATCATGTTGTGTACTATATGTTTTAATAGTACCATCAGTAGTTGCTGTTAAAAATCCTTTAAAATCATCATCAGTTACAAAAGGGTCACTTGACACAACCAAAAATGTATTACCATTATTTCTTTGATTTAATCATTCTTGTTGATCACTACTATATTTAGTCCTCTCCGCAGAATTTACCGACAATACAACAGGTTTACTAAAGGCTCTAAAGTATCCTTTTGGATTAATAGCTGACTGTCTAAAATTTGATAAATTAACAGAAGTATTTAAATCTATGGCACTTTCCTTGCGAAGAAGTGATACTGCTGAAATGTCCCCAAAGTATTCTCCAATAACTGGATCTGTAACTAACAATGGGAAATCAACAGTTTTAGAATCTAATGTTAATCTTACTACTAATAATCCTCTATTATTATATGGTATAATATAAAATTTAGGAGTAGTTTTTAATAGATTTAGAATCTCATTAGCATACTTACGACCTAATGATCCAGGAATAAACGATTGAATTTCCCTAGATAATATTTTGAGAGATGCTTCAAATATTTCTTTATTATCTTTATGTCTGTTATTAACAAAGAAAGCTCTTATTAAATTTGAAATTTGTAATGTAATTTCAGGAGTAGTATTAATAAAATTCTTTAAATTATTCTCATTAGTTTGATAAAATTTAACCAAATCATTATTAATAAAATCAATCCAACTTTCTGCCGTACTTACATATTCATTAGCTCCTACTACTGGTATAACTGGTCTAGTTATAGACTTACTAGTCTCTATATCTGAAGTAACAGTATTTTGTAAGTTATTTACAGGTTCTGTATATTTAGGAGCCATAGATACTTGGTGTATCTCTGGTTTTATAGGATCGGCAAACTCAACTCTAGTGTCTCTTTCTATTAGACTTGTAGTAAGAGTACTATTTTCTGTAACTACTGGATTGTTAGCAGGCTCTATAGGAACGTTAGCTTGTTCATTATTAGGCTGTTGAGATTGATATCCTTCAAACTCTATTGATTCAGTAATATCTGGAATAGCTTTTATTCTCCATTCTTTAAAATCTTGAATTTGAGATTCTGGCATTTCGATGTTTCCAGATGATGTAGAATCATGTTTAGAAGATATTGTATTTCCTAGTCCTCTAGATACAATAATTGATCCTTTTCTTGATCGTTGAGTTAGAGTATATAAATCTTTTAATTTATAGAATTCTCCCCGACTTTTACCTTCATTTGTTAATCCAAAGTTTTTATCAATAATAATATAATCAAATTCATCGCCCTGGACACTATTTAAAGGAACAATTTTAACTCCTTTGGTAGTGTTATATTTCTTAGGATTGTCCGTAATTATTGCAATATCTGAAGAATACTGTTTTAACTTTTCTATATGTGAAAATACTTCATCTTCTTTAATAATTTTTTCTCCTCCAAATATAAAACTATCTTCAAAATATTTAAACTCAATAGGATTAGATTGTAAATACTTTTCAGCAAATTCACTAAGATATTTTGGCTCTATAGCAGGGTTATTATAATATTGCTTATATATCTCGTCTAATCTCTGAGACAAGGATATATAATTATCATATTTAGCTATATTATCAGGTCGTAGTGGAGCAATAAGATCAGGAGTTTTAATATTAATAGTATCCTCAATTCCACTATCAATAACTTCCTTTCCAAATACTGTTTGAACTGCATTCTGTTTATAATCTCCAAATGCTATTACTGATACATTATTAGTATTAGCTCATTTACTAATCAACTCTAGCTCTATTCTATCATATCAACTAATCTCATCTATAAATAAGATCTTATTCTTAGAATCACCAAATAGATTAGTTTTAAGAACTTCTATATTAACATTACTAGTAATGCTAATATTATTATCACCATCCTTAATGTATGAAATATCAGAATCCTTTATTTGTCGTCCCAGTATTTTTTCTATAAGTTCATTCTTAGTAAATGAATTTCCATCACTTTCAACACTATCTGTAAGTCTATCCGTTTGCTTTCTCGTTGGAGCTGAGGTTATATAATTTGCATCTTCAAACATCTTCTTTAATAAGAATGCAACACCTTTAGTCTTACCAACTCCCGCTCCTCCAAATACTACTGTAAAATTAAATAAAGGACTTTTAGTTTTAATATATGTATCAGGATTATCCTGGAAAATATCTTTTAATTTAATTATAATACTATTAAATAAATCCTTATTTAGTATTTGAGAATAAGCTACTCTTACTGAGTATTCTTGAGAAAATATTGGAGCGTTTCTAAATTCCTCGCTACTAATTACTTCTTTTAATTTTTTATAAAAATTTTGAGAAGGAGTTGATAGTATTGTGGCAATATAAACCATTTGATCATATACAGTAATCTCAGTGCTAGGATTTTTACTAAGAGTAGTTGGAGCTGACTTTACTAGTTCATTACTATCAAATAACGAAACTATTTTGTCGGCTACTTCATCAGCAGAAAGATTTAGATTTTTAACTGCTTCAAAAATACGAGTTTCTAATGCTATAGAAGCTTGCTCTAATTGAGGAAAGTCTATATCTTCTCCACTAGAAGGTATTTCAATATCTGAGGATAATTGTTTTAAATCAATACCGAATATCTTAATAAACCTATCCTTAAGAATAGAAGTATCATCAGTTAGCAAGCTAATAAATTTAGACTTCATATTTATAGCTATATCTCTCTGCTCTCTAAGTTTCTGAGATTGATTTCTTTCAGAAATATCTATTAAGGTTATTAACTGATTCTTAACTCGTGCTAGATCAGAAATAATATTAATTTGCCCTTGAACACTTATTATAGGTAACAGTTCTTTTTCTAATGATTCTCTAAATTCATTAATTTTGCTATTAAAGCCCCCATCTACTGAAGCATCAAGTATTGCTGAGATAGCATCAATTAATTTAACTGTTTCTTTTAATTTATCAAGAGAATGTCTATCTCTGATAATAAAGTCTTCTACTTTCTTGGAGTTAATAAAGTTAAATTGTTCCTCTCTAATTAATTTAGTTACCTCTTGATTATCTAACCCAGCGACATTTGAAGCCGCTTCAATTAATTCATATATAGGATTAGTATCAATTTGTGATTTGATATTTAGTACCTCTCCTAAATAATCATAGAACGATCTACTTCCAAAAGAAGGTAATAAAATTGGTAGTATACTCTTTAAATCAAGCTGATATATATTACTAAATGTATCAGACAGATCGCTTCTAAGAATATAATTGTAGTGATCTAATGCTCCTGAAATATTATTCTTTTTAATATAATCAACTATCTTAATCAACTCACTAGATAAGTTTGCTATATCATCATCCATTCCTTCTAAGTCAATTCCTTGACTGTCAAGAATAGACTGAATTCTATTAATTCAATTAGCTTGATTATTACTCTCTAAATTATTAATTTGAATTCAATTATATAATATACTAGATAAATCTGAGTCAACTAAGTCAAGATATAGATTATTATTCTTAATATATTCTAAATAGCCAAGATATGAATCAGTGTAGTTATCAAACGCTAAGCTTGTATCTGCTATTCTTACAGGTCTATAAAGAATATTACGTCCTTCTTCGCTTAATGCTGGATTTAAGACTTCAAATTTAAGGCTTTTAATTTGATTTAAGTGGTTCTCTAACCTAGAAATATCTAATTTTAAATTATCTATTTCCTCATTAGATGATATTCCTTCTGGAAGATTTTCAATAGCCTTATCTAGAGCAGTTCTACTCTCTTTTAGTCTGTTAGAAATTTGATCATATATAACATTGTAGTCTGTAGCTCCTGGTAGGTATATTTTACTACTATCTTTAATCTTTTCTCCTACTGATTTCATAGTATTAATCATACTTTCCTGCATCTCAGAGAAAATATTATAAGCAGTTAGTACTTTTTGTTTTTCTTCTAAAGAACTATATGTTTGATATTCAGCATCAATTTTATCTTTTTCATCTTGCTGAAGACTATCATATTCTTTCTTATACTTCCAACGAGTATAATTATGTATACCAAATCCTGATACAAAATTGTCTACTAATTGAGGACTTGCAGCAAATAATAACTGCCCTGTATAGAAATCATTTTTCTTTCCAGTAAGTATTTCATCTCGTTGAGCTCTAAGAGTGTCTATCTTAAGTCTAAGACGTTGATATTCACTATTATTTCTCATAGACTCAATACGAGCTTCAATATCTTTTGGAGTTTTTGGTTCATTATCTGCTGGAGTCAACAAGTTTTCTAGTTCTACTTTGGTTTTGATTATTTCAGAAGTTAAATTATTCCAATCTTCAAAAATTTGACTATACAAACCAGATGAGATAATCTTATCCTCTATTGTTTGTTGTTTGCTTAACTTCTTAAGATTTAGATACCCTTGCCTAGTCTCTTCAATAGACTTACCTGCTATATCAGCTTGTTGGGTAATATATTGTAACTCAGCATCACTTAAATCTAACCCTTCCTCTTTAAGAACTTCATTAATTCTATCAATATAAAATCCTATTTGTTGATATAAAAGATCATTTTGTGAATCACCAGAACTGGTACTTTTATACTGAGCTTTTGTAATATTACCATCTTTGACAAACTCTAACTCAGTGCCTGAAAGATTTGTACTACCTAACTTACCAGCTTTATGTAATCTATCTAACTCCATTCTTAATTGGTTCTCCTTACCATCTCTTAAAAGATAAATTATCTCTTTTAGAGAATCATCATTTTGAGTTAGTGTACTATTAAGTATGGGGTTATTTTTCCTATCAAATCTATTATGTAAACTAAATACAGCGCCACCAATACCACCTCCTACAAATGAAGTAAAATATCTAGATATCATATCCTCTGGAGTAATTCCAAAGTTGTAATTCCTTTCTTTATCAGCAATACCTAGTGCATTTAAACCTGAATATAATGCTTTTATTGCATCAGATGTTATTTCTTCTACAGTTTCCTCAACACCTTCATTTAGAGAATCATGAATTAGATTTCCAGGTTTCATCTTAGATATGCGGTTTACTATGTTCTTCTGCATATCTAGAAGCCATTTAGCTGCTCCTTTAGAAGTAGATGTTTTCTTAGCGGTCTCTAATGCAAATTCTTTAGATGATAATTGTTCAGCAGCTTCCTTAACAACAGAGCGGACTTTCGCCTTATCTAAATATGTATCTCTAAACCAAAAGTCTTTGAAATAGTCATTATTCATCAAACCATACATAGCTCC